AACCTATTAGTAAAATTTCTATAGGTTCTAGTTCTTGTTTTGAGTTCCCGCTCTCAAGTGGAGGCGGTTAAATGGAACTCTTTAGATCTTTATTTTATAGATTTCCTAAAAGTGATATTTCACACTAGGAAAAAGTCAATAAAATAAAAAATGGTGAATTAAGTTTATTCTTTATTAGGAAAAGATATGATCTCAGAACATTTTAGTCTGAAAGATTAAAAGATCCTAATGGAAAAGAAAAACCTTTTTTGTTAAAAGATTAACATGATATACTTTAATGGTGTATCAATTATGCAATCTCATAAAAAACCATGTAAAAATTTTCTAGACTTGGTGTTGTATCTGACTAATCAAAAGCAAGAACAATAACTATTGTTCCTTTTGCTAAATTGATTATTTGCAATTTTATACAACATCTTTTAATGTCTGGTTAATCACCATAAGAGATTAGATCTGGTCTTTCATCTGAAAGACATCTTTGGAATCTACTCTTTATGGATATGAATTCTTAAAATAACTTAGCTAGTAGGGTCTTATAACCCGGCTTACCTGTTTACTCACTTTCAACCGATCTCGAATCAGCTACAGACTACGGAAATATTTCCGTAGGTAGACAAATTCTCGATCATTTGATTGATCGTTTGCATAACAAGTTCACTTGGTTTCCAACTGCTTTAGCTAAACTTTCTATAGACTTACTATTGTAAGATTCTTATATTACTATTAGTTAGTAATATATTACAGATCTAAGTTAAGTCTTTCCTTTAACTCCAAGAGGATTACGTCATTGTATAAATGACGTTCCATATCCTTAGGAATAAAATTATAATGTTTAAGATTATAAACATTATGTAATTAAAAAGCGCACTGGTTGGCTAATGGGAGATCCTTTAACTAAGGTCCTATTAACAACTGCGCAATTATATGTTTCTAAACATGTTGATTATTTAATATCAGACTCTGAGAAGAAAATCACATCCATTGTTGGAGATGATCATATCAGTTTGTCTAATTATTAATCAACATTAGAACTAATACTAACCAACTTGAAAGATATTGGATTTAAAATATCTTAGTTGGATACTTATATCTCCACAAAAATTATGTTTTATTGTGAAGAAATTGCAATGGTTCCTCAATCATATAATGATTTGATAAGAAACCAATTGAAAATGTAAGATAAGGGAGCTTGTAGTCTATCATATATAGACGTCCCTAGATTAAAATTAATTCTTAACACTTCTCAAGATAGTGCTTTGTTTTAAGTAACAAGGCATGGGAAGTTTGAATTAATGGGAAAGGAATCGCGTTGGACCTTTAGGAACAACACCTTACTCTTTGATTACTTTGAGTTGGCATAGATACTATAATGTATTCTTTTACCACATGACTCAACTAATCTTGTACCATATTCACCTGTTGAAATAGGAGGTGATGGTCTATTTTCATTTGACTTTAAATTTCTTTAAAAAATTCACTAGAATCCTTTAAAGAATAAAGTTAAAGATTATCCCGGTGTATCATTTTTACATGCACAGGAATTTAAATTTAGAATCCTTAATATCGCTAGGAAATCTGGTATTATAAATAAATACATCAGATCCGATAGATTGTTATAAGGAGCTTAAAGATATTTTTCTTTCATTAAACCTACAAAATTTTTTATAGATTTTATAATGAAAGATCCAGAATAAAGATTTAAAGATTTTATTGTTGAG